GAAAAATTGGTATAAATGAAGAATCTCCAGACCAGCAGTTGCATGTTTCAAGTGCAGGAGATACACCATTAAAGTTAGAGCATACAGATGGTACTGATGTACATATAGAATTAAGAAATAATGCTGGAGCGGCATATATAAGCTCAAGTACAGATGATATAGTATTTAAAACAACTGCATCAGCAACTGAAAGAATGAGAATTGGTTCTAATGGTTTAGTAACACTTACTCAGGATGCCGCTGATGGAGGAGTAACACCTTTTATTAAAATAATAGATGCAGATACTGATACAACTGCTAATACTAAAAGCCAAATTCTTTTTTCTAAATATAGCAGTGGAACCAGCGCAGTTGACGCTGGTTCAATAGATGTTGGTGTAACGCAATGGGGTACTTCAAGTGGTAATCGTCATACATATATGACATTCAATACAGTTGCTGATGGAGATATAGGTGAGCGTGTTAGAATTACTGATACTGGCAATGTCGGAATTGGTTTATCCACATTAGATACACCATTAGATATTACTCCTCGCTTACAAGTAGAAGGATTAAATGCAAGTACATCATCTATTAGTCTTTTTAGAAATTCTAATGATGCACACCCTCCATATTTATTATTAGGTAAATCAAGAGGAACTGCTGTTAATGCAGATACTGTTATACAAGATAATGATGTTTTAGGTAAGATTGCATTTGTTGGGGCAGATGGAACAGATAGGCACAATTCTGGTGCGGAAATTTTTGCAAGAATTAATGGAACACCGGGTGGTAATGACTTACCAACTGAATTAGTATTTGGTACTACTGCTGATGGTGGAACAACTCCTACAGAAAGAATGAGTATTGATGCATCTGGCACAGTAATGATTGACCAAAATGCGAACGCTATAGCCTTAAATATAGACCACGAAGGAACAAATCAACAGGCTATTAATGTAAGTGCGGCTAATACCTCTGGGGATGCTATAAACATAGATGCAGATAGTTTAACTACTGCAAATGCTTTAAGAGTTGCAAGTAATTCATCTGATACCAATACTCGAAATGTGATGCTTGTACATAATGACCATGCATCAGCGACT